GCCTTTAAATCTCCGTTACACTCCAAGATGGCGTAGACCGATGCAGGTCGGTATCCCTTTCCAACTTTAAACGGAGTGTTGGTGCTAAAGACGGAGAATAGACCCATTTCCAGGTTGTAGGATCCGCTGTGCTTGCTCGTCCCTCCTGGCCGTAGGTAGTAAGTTCTTTGGCCGCCATTAGCCACTTTTTGCCAGCCATGCTTCGTAAGTAATGCTTCGAGGTCACCTCTTTGGTTGTACTCATCAAATGGCGAAATGCCGTACTCTTTTGGTGACGGTCTATGCGCTGCTTCAATGATTTCTTCTTCGACCACTTCGTTGAACGATCGCATAACTTCCATGATACTTTCCCTTTCCTCGACACTGAGCAGCGGTATACCGTTACTCTGGATGATTTCGTAACCTTCTGTAGGCGGCGCAACCACGTAACCGCCTGCGCCCCTCGTTTCAATGATAGTGAGGGATTTAAGATGTGGATTTGCTTTAATTTCTTCTGCACTTGCGTATCTATCAGCGAGCTTTGCATTCCCCTCAACCACTTCGCATCTATAGTAAAGGTGATATCCTCTATTTCGAGTAACAACGATATGGAGTTTAGCAAATAAATCCGCTGGTATCTTCTTTTTAATGGCCTCCCATAAGTCATAAGTCTGGTATTTGGTGTCAATATCTATTACTTCGAGTCCTCCGCTAACGGCTCCGCAAATCACTGCGACTCCTTTGGCCTTTGGGTCTGACATTTGCAAGTCAAACTCCGCCTTTGTTATCATTCTACTCTGGTAATCTTTCCATTGGAAAATCGCCCTTTTATTTTCATTTACAGCAATACAGTTCAGTCCAAGTTCTAAGTAGTTCATAATTATTAGTAAGTTTTACCACAATAAACATCTATCTCTTCAATGCTGCGCACTACTCGTGCGTGACAGCCGCAAGCATTCAGCTTCTCAAGCATATGCTGCTGCAATTCACTTACCACTCCTTCGGGTGTTTTGATTTCCAGGAACATCACTCGCCCACCTTTGATGCACATCAGATCGGGAATACCATTGCGGTTTGTCTGTATCAATTTAATGACTAGCCAATGACTTGCTTCAAGTCGCTTGCGGATTTTTGTCTGTAGTTGTGATTCTCTCATATTCTTCTATAGTTTTAAATATTTGATAAGCTACTTGTGGTACTATTGCGTTGCCTCCTGCCTTTATGCTTTCCTTTCTCCATTTAGAAAAGGTAATTCCGTCCAATTTTTCGGAAAGCCCATCATCTCCAATACAAATTGGGGAGACAGATGGGAACGAGTCCCAAGCATTTCGTTTATATGACTGCCTAAGTCGTCCCCCTTCCAATTTTCCGTTTTCCAATGCATCCTCTCGTCTGATGTTCGTGGTGTTGGTAACATTCCCATCTGTAATGCTCTCGCCAGTGTTACTGAATGCATTGAACCTTCTTTCACTTGACTGCTTTTCATATTTGCTGTCGCATTCGTTGAATCCATTGTAGTTGGTGTTGGAAGAAGATGTTTCATTTTCCTGCCATTTATTACATCGTTCAAACAAGCTCCATATCCCTCCGATGTCATCCCAGGTTCTTGCGCTCTTGGAGTAGGCCACAAACCAGACTCGGTCTCTTCGGTGTGGAGCGTTGACGGAAACAGCTGGAAGTATGTACGGTTGTACTTCGTACCCTTGAGCTTCCAAGTCAGCTTGCACTTCGTGGAATACCAACCCTCCTGACCAATTAACAAGGCCGAAAACATTTTCGCCCACGACCCAACGTGGCTGAACTTCTCGAATTGTTCTAAGCATTTCTGGCCATAGATGGCGCTCATCTTCTTTTCCAAGCCGCTTTCCAGCGAGTGAGTATGGTTGACATGGGAATCCTCCGGTGATGATGTCAACTTTTCCTCTGTGAACTGTAAAGTCTGTTGAACAAATGTTTTCATAACTAATTGCGTTAGGCCAATAATACTTTAAAACTTTTTGTCCAAATGAATTCCACTCGCAATGAAATATATTTTCCCATCCCATCCATTCAGCGGCAAGGTCAAATCCACCTATGCCTGAAAATAGTGATCCATGAGTCATATAAATATTTTAAAGTGTAAATAATCTCTAGTCCAATGATAAGCGACAAAAATAATGGAATGCATACAAAAAAGAAATGCATGACATAGAGTAGTAAAATCACTACCATTTTAATGTGTCTCATAAAAAGTCCTTTTTAAAATGAGATAATGTATAATCCTTCTTATCCATGACAGCCTTGTAGATCTTATCTTCTATGCCTTTCTCAGCAAAAACATAATAGATCTTACTCTCCTTGGTCCTATCCTTTGTCTGTATCCTGGCTCGGCTTTGCCAATAACTCACAGCCGAAAAGTCGATATTATAAAATACAAGCGCATCAGCTGAACTAAGGTTCAAACCTTCTCTGCCACTGACTATTTGCGATACAAATACAAGGTCATCCGAGTTATTGAACTGCTCTGCATCAAAAGTAATTTTGCTATCAAATACCCATAATAGTGCTGCGTATTCGCTTTTAAACTTATAAAACACAGCTATCTTTTTACCTTTAAAATGCTGCTTGATAAACTCAGCCTTTGTGTAGTCAATGACTTTATGTATCTGTGTTGGTTCATCAATAATAACGGTACCACTGTAGATTTGATGCAACTTATTCATCAGCTTCACTTCCGTATCACCCATAATTGTCTCGCCGTCTTTGTTCTTAGCTATTTTATGCTTGCGTAAATAATCTGCGAGCTTATACACTGCATCATCCATTTTTACATATAGCACTGACTCATCAACAAACGAATCAAAGCCAGCCTCTTCTTGGGTAAATGTGATCATATAGGGTTCAATTATTTTTTGTATCTCTTCTTTTTTAGCGTACGAGTAATCGTTGACGGCGCGATTGAAGAAATGCTTCTGTTTTATATTTACAAAGACCTTTGCCCATGCGTAAAATGTCTTGTACTTTTTAAACGGTGAAAATGAAGATACGGCAAGTTGATGATAAATTTGTGAAAAACTCTCTGGCGTAGGCGTAGCTGATAAAAATATTACTTTTTTGTCTTGGCAAATCCTTACCAGCTCTTTGGCCCGTAGGCTCATTCTTGGAAAGGCTGCGATGCTATGCGCCTCGTCAATAATGACCACATCGTACTCCGGTTTTTCATTATGCAACTGCTCGTAATTAATTACCTTCAAATCATACTCAATCCCAAAGTCCTCGGCTTGCTTATAAATGTCAGTGATGACTTTTTTCTTTGTGACAAATAAAACATTTTTAGCATCTATAAGCTTACAAGTATTCAAACTAATCAAAGTCTTGCCTACTCTGGTTTGTATGGCATAATAGACAAGACCGTACTGCATTAATCTTTTATATCCTTCATGCGATAATTCTATTTGGTAGTCTCGGAGCATTATAAGTTTTGTTTCCAATCTGGGTTTTCGCCTTTGTCATTAAATGGCTTGTATTCTACTTTAGGATAGATCCGGTTGAACTCGCTTTTGTCTACCCAATATCCGTTATGCTTAAAATACCATTTCTGATTACTTAGCCTCCAAAGGACCAACTTTCGCTGTTGAGACAAATGGATGTACTCGCTTATGCTGTGTACTGTTTTCATTGATAGATGTTTTTATTTTCATTAAATAGATGGCAAGGTCTAATGCCTCCTCAATTGCATGATGAATCCACTGTTCTTGTGTCAAATCATCTCGGTCCATCGTTACGCCATAGGTCTCAAATCCTTTCCTGGCGCGGCTTTCAATGAGGTATATTATTTTTTGTGTGATAGTGTCCGTCATAATTTTTCTATTTCTTGTTTTACTTCTTGCCAATAAATTAAATATGCACCAATCCTACCCATTTCATCATTTACATAATTTTCAGTATAAGCTAACATAAATAACATCTCATTAACTGCTATTAATGCACATCTTTTTGCATCTCCATCTGACATATTCCTAAAAAACGTACCTCTGTATTTTGATACTATTTCTCTTGCTTTTTCTTTTGGTGTCATTTCTTATGTTTTAATTGATAGCTAATCTCTCTTGGCTTAATATCTTCGTTCATGAATTTCCAAAGTTCGTAAGTGCTTTTAAATAGCTTGAAGTCTTTTTTCACTTCCTTCATATCGCGAGTTACAAGCTGCCATCCGATTCCCTGTATTGCTCCGTTCTTCCCAGTAGTCCTGGTCTTTGCATTGAGCCAAAGTATGCCAACTTGATCGCACTCTACATTTAGTTCTTTAAGTAGCTCATTATAAGCCGCAAGTTGTAGCCAATAAGATGGGTAAATACTATTGGATGTTTTGATGTCGAGAAGTATCTTTTTGCCATTTAGCTCAATCACCCTATCAACGGTGCCAGCAAAGCCTAGCTTTTTGCTAATCATGTGTGATTCCATCATATCAATAGTAGGCTTGTGCGTAGTGCAAAAGTCAACATAGCGCTCGAACATACTCCATTCTAAAATTTTGAACTGTGGCTTACCATAATCGCTGACAAAAGTTACCTCTTCACCGCCATCGTATTTTTCGGTAAGCTCGTGAACAACGGATCCTCTGCGGCCCGCTTCATCGCGGATCATATCGGCATCTCCGCCGACATCTTTCAGCCATTTATAATAAGCTGCATCTTTTGGAAAGGCCTCTAAAATTGTCGTAACTGATGGAACGTAATCCCCGTCTGGCAGTAGATAAAAACGGGAGTCGATGAACTCGATGCGACCTTTATTTTGGTCGATAACAAAATTAGTCATAGTAGATGTTTTAACAGTAAAAGTAATAAAAGGGAGCAGCACTTGCTAACTCCCCTAATTTAAACCACCCTAAAACGGTGCCTCTTCCTCGCTTACTTCTGGGAGACTAGAGATC